ATGGATCGATTGCTTCCTCATCTTCAAACTCAGGTTGCATTGCTGCAGTGAGTTTATCAAATATTTTTTTACCATACTTGAATAAGAATACTTTACCCTCATTCTCAGGATTTGCTGGATCTTTTACAACATAAATGTTGCTAATGTAAGTTAACTTACGTTTCTGCTTTCTTGCAGCATCTTTACCTGCATCTGTTCCATTGTTCCATAACTGAGTATTATACTCAGAAACAGGATCTTTCTGACCTAGTGTAGTCAAAGAGTTTTCGATGTACCAACCGCCAGGACCTTGAAAGGCATGACTGTAGAGTTTTATAAATGGAAGATCTTCTCCATTTGGTGCAGGTAGAAATCGAATAACAGCATAGCCGTTACCAGATTTATCACATTCTAATTTCCAAAGACGATCATCACCTGATGCGCCATTGTTATTCATTTTTTCCACTTCTTTAACTAACTTTGCAGTTAAAGAACCTAATTTTGATTGCTTTTTAAGATTAGCAAAAGACATTTAGATACCTCGGATTAATTTGGATTCGTTGGATGTTTAGATTATAACAAAAAATTATATATTTGTCAACAATTGTTTTTCATTTTTTCAATTGTATCTTCCATTGCACTGAATAATATATTCATATCAGTCCCTTCTGGGAATCCCATGATTTTGACTGATTTACGTAAATTTTTAATCATTTCAATCGCATCTGGATCATCTGATAGTGACAATCTGGTGTACATAATCTTTTGTTTATCTAACAAAAGTTCAAGATTTTCGATATGATTTTGAAAATCTTCAGATTCCATATCTCTTATATTCAATCCATTTTTATAAACTTCTTTTTGAAGTTCATGAATTTCTTGAATTGATTCTTGAATTATGTCAGAGTCGAAAAATTTACTCATTTACAATTTTCCTCAATATTTGTTTAAATGGAAATACATTAATATTTAGAAAAGATTTATATTTTTTTATTTTTAAACTTACGGATTCCCACACTGGATCATTTAAATTTTGATCAAATTTTTTCCCAAAAGAAAAGATTTTTTCGAAAATTACTAAAGTTTCCAAACTTACTTGTCCTCCCAGATACTTTTTGAGTATCGGTGGATGACCTCTCGAACAATTGAATACTTCTTCTAATTTTTTTTCCGATAGTAATTCTGTTGATTGTTCTTTGAACAAGTAAGTTAAACTCTGCTGTCGTTTCATCCAGTCTGCGTAATTTCTTTCTCCTGAATTTATTATCTCTCCAATCCATAAATTTTGTGGTGCGTCTGTGGTTACAAAGTTTGCTAACAAGAAATCAGTAATTTCTTGATCTGAATATTTTCTTGATGTTTTTTCAAACCAATATTTATCCTTTCTTTTATTAAAGGATGCCATTGTTGCTCTAGACTTACCTCCATACTTAAAGAAGTCATATCTTTTATTTGTGAAATGACTCTTCATTGAGAGATATGTCTGATAGGTTTCAAATGGTGTCACTTTCATCATCTGTTTCTTCACTTTCTAATTCTGTAATAGCATCAACAGGGACTTCTGCGTCTCCAATACGATACCAATGTTGGGAAATCCCTATACTGTCAGATCTGACACCCAAATACTCCAAATCAGAAAAACTATGCTCTCGTAACATAGCTTGAAGTCGATAATGGATTAGTTGGGATTGAGATACTTTCATCATAATGGTAGTTTAGCTCTAGATGTCTTTTTCATAAAGTTTAAACTAATTGCGTCATACTTTAATCTTTCTTTTAAAGACTTTGAAATTAACTTCGAAACTGATTCTACCTCAATTTCATTCATTTCGCAATACTGACAAATTGCATCAATATAATTGAGTTTTTCATCAACGACTATTTTTTCTATTTCCATAGAAAACTTAGCAGCAGTCAAAAACTTCTTCTCTATCTCTTTTTCTAGTTCTTTACTGTGTTCCATAGAGTTTAAGTTTATCTTTAATAAATTTGGTAATATATTGTTGGAGCAATTTGATGTACTTTGCTTTGTCGTATTCTTCATAAACGATGCATTCTCCATTTTCACAAGCCATGATAATTACAAGTTTTTTAACTGAGATATTTTTCATTTCGTACAACATACACCCATATGCCATACATTGAACAAAATAATGATCTATCCAGTCTCTCGGTTTTGGTTTTTTTGATGTTTTGAAATCTATTATTGCTAGTTCTCCATTATACTCTGCAACACAATCAACTGTACCTGCTACTCCCAGATGTTTACTATACAGTGGTCCTTCCAGAGCATGTATATTATTTATCTTCTTAAGTTCTCTTTTTGATATCTTAAATAAAAAATCAGATATCGGAGGAACTTTTGGAAGATCATCATTTTTGAGATAATGTTCAGTCAAAGTGTGCATGTCTGTTCCACGGGTTGTGGCAGCTTTTGTAATGCGATCTGCTTCTTCATTTCCAACTTTTTTCCTCCAATCAAGGAAAATTTGTTTATTGAAATGACTTGTAACAGATGTAATGGATACTAATTTAAGTAATTCATCATCATCTGGAACAGAATAATAACGAACTCCATCTATTGTCTCCCTGTGTAATTTCGGAAGATTGATGTCTACATGATTAAACATTATATACCAAGTTCAATTTTAGCAGTAAGATATTCTTTGACTAATCCAGAACGAACTATATCATCAATACCAAACTCTATTATATCAAAAGATGGCATTTTACGCAAGATGTTAATAAAATCATGTATTCCATTCCTGTCATTTGTTTTAACTAAGTCAGATTGACTTGCATCACCACAGAACATAATTTTACTGTTTTCACCCACACGAGTGATAATACTGTCAAGTTCATGAAAATTTAAATTTTGAAATTCATCTACAATTATAATCGCATTGTCAAGAGTAGTTCCTCTTAAAAATGATGTGCTCCAGAATTTAATTGTCTCTTGTGATTTTAAATTACCATAGAGCATTTCAAAGTCTGCATCAGATGGCATCTGAAACATGTATTTTACCATGTGCTTATATGGCACTTGGTAAATATCAGATTTATCTTCATGATCACCAGGTAAAAATCCAATTTCACGAGTTGCCACTAAAGATCTGACAATATAGATTCTATCATATGGAGTTGTTTCGTCTAATACACTCTTTAATGCGTTAAACAGTGTAATAAAAGTTTTTCCTGTACCTGCACACCCATAACTAACTAATTGTTTTCCATTATTATATGAAGAAAACAATTTTTTTTGATTTTCGGTGATCGGTTCAATATCAATCAAATAAGAAGAATTAAGAGGTTTCTTCTTTTTCATTTGTTTTGCAGTCAAACCAACTCCAATTGGTTGGTCACCATTACTTCTTTTTCTTCTTGGCATATTAGGTAATACCTCTTTTTGCTAGTCTTCCTTGTATTCCACCAGATTTTTCAGATTTATCTAAGATATGTTTCCAACCAGGATGTTTGTTATTCAACTTATCTCTCCATTCTCCAACTTCTCCAACACCAGGACATGTTGTAGGGTCTGAGAAATCTCTCTCCCAATTAGGATTATCAGACTTCCACTGATCCCACTCATGAACACTCATCACAACTTCTTTTTGTTCACCAGTTTCTTTATTTTTTACAGGATATGTTGCCATAATTATAAAGTATTGTAAAATTATTTAGACCCATTCTAGGGCTTCAGATACAGCAGGGAATTGTTCGGTAAATACCTTACGACATGCCTCTGCAATCTCCATATGTTCTTTTTGTGTTCCGTGTGCTGATCTTAGATTAATATAATGAATCCAAGAACGACAAGAACCTGTCATATAGATCTTTGTAGGAGTACAAAGTGGTAATACCATTCTAGCACACTCTTTGGCAACTCCTTCTTCAATCATTTGATTATACAATGCTTGTGAAGAACTGAATAGAGTAATCATTTGACGATTCAGTTTATCGACAACTTTTGTATCAAGGTCATCTATACTATTCTGACGATTCTTTGTGTCTTGTCTACGTAACTCTGGTAATTCGATTTCACCTAACTGATTACTCTTTGCATATCTCTGTGAAAATTCTTGAAATGTAAAACTACGATGCCTTAGAATTTGTGCTGCGATTGCACGAGTTGTTTCGATTTCAAGTGTCATTGTTGATTGCTCAAACACAGACCAATGATTGTGCTTAATACAATACTTCAATAATCCTGCATAGTTTGGATTATCTTGGTTGTCTGGATTCGAAACTCTGGCAATATGAGCCATAGTTTTCTCCGCATCTGGTGTGATGCTTATTAAATTGATGGTCATTTCCCAAATCCTTTTGAATTTTTTTGTTCTATAAGAGCAAGTTCTTTTTTTGCGATTCTCAAGGTTTGCTTCATTTCCCTCAATTTTTCATCACTATAGAGGTGATCTTGTTTAACCAATCTTTCTAGTAATTTGATCAAAGCTTGCTGTCTACCCACTTTACCATAGATTTATATATATCAAAATTTATTATAGCATAAAAAAAGGGGGAATCAACCCCCTTCGTTTTATTTTCCATATAGAAACTTAACTTCAGCAGTTATGATTGTGAGAAAGATAGCAGATGCTACACATATCTCTAATGTTTCAATCACTTAAGACTTGTAAGTTCTTTTTCTTGTCTTAC